ACAAAATTGGCAGAATCTTCCAGTAAAGGAAAACCTGCGGTAAACATTGTGCCATCAGTAGCAGTTGCTACAACTTTTGTATTGTTTGCACCGTAACCTAACCCGTAAAGTACATTTGCCGCCCCTTGACCATCTTCTGGAAAACGATAAGAAACCACATTGCCGGGAAATTGAAATACGGGAGCCAATGCGGAACTTGTTGTATAAACAGTCCCTAGTGGAATACCAATTGTAAATTTGTTTGTTAATGCGCCGCCTGTGTTATACGGTTTAAAAGCAAAATCAAAATACCCAGCCGCTAAATCTTTAATGGATTGATATATTGCTTTGTATTCAAAACTTTCATAAGTTCTGCTTGTTGAAAGTCCAGATGCAACAGGAGAGTTGCTTGTTAAACCTGTTTTGCCATACGGTCTTGCTTCGGTATAAGTTAAAAGGTCAAAAGCAATATAAGTAGGGTCTTGTGCCACATAAGTTTTAGTGGCAGCAATTCGTCGGCGTTGGTAAAGAGAACCTAGTTCTTGCGCAGTAATGTTAAGTTTTTGTGAAGCGGAATCATATTCTCTATTCCAGATAACTCCCGACCATACTGGGATACTTGTAAAAGTTACTGGGTCGGAATACAAAACCCATAACATTGTTTGCGCTGGTATTGTGCCAGTATAAACATTTAGACTGTCAGAATTAACACCTGAAAGCAATAGTTCGCCTTGAAAAGTACCAACAGAATTAAGTTGCTGAGTAAAATTAACATTTGTAAAAGGTAACTCCGCAATAATTGGGTTTGCTGTTGAACCGCTTTGATATACATTTGTAATTACATATCTAAACTCGGACTCTGCCATTACACAAAAGCATTCCTGTAAGTGGTGGACATAGAACCAACGGTGCTAGTCCATGTAACTGTTCCAGAAGTAGCGGGAATGGATAACCAGCCCGTACTACTTGCAAGCATTAAGTTTCTAGCGGCATATCCGTCATAATAAATAACGCGTTGCAATAAATCTACAGTTAAGTTATGTCCTGCCGTAAGGTTTGCAAAACTCATTGTTGTTGTTCCGTCAGTAATTGTTCCACTTGCATTACAAGAAGCAATAGTAATAACAGGGCATGATGTAGCCCAGCCAGTATTTGTAACAGTAAATGTTGTTCCTGTTTTTGTAGTGCCTGTATCATCATAATATCTTGGGTCTGGAAATGAAAAAGTAACTTGGGTTTGAATATAGCCGTAGGTAAAGTCTGCATTGATTGGTGTGGTTAGTCCTCTTGAACGCCCATATAGGCGCTTGTCGCCAGTATCCGCAGTTAATCTATAAGTAAATAATTTTAATTGGCTTGCGGTTGGCGTATTACCAGTAGGGTCTACATAATAACCAAGTGACTGTGGGGCAAAAGCAGCCTGTAAAAGACTATAGTAATACTGCGCTGAATTGCTTGCGTCACCAACTACAAGCATTTCAATACTTACAGTTCGTTCATCATAAAAATCTCTGCCTGTATATGAGCCGTCTAAGTAACCACGATTTTCGTCTTGAATACGCAAAGGCGAAGTTCCGCCAAGTCCGCTATAACTAAGTATCTGATAATTAGTTCCCGCGCCAATTGTAAGACTGTTAAAAGTTATTTGATAATTGCTTAGTGTCATTATTCCATACCTCTAGTATATCTTTCCGCGCGTTGAGCGCCAGATGAAGTAGGTGCAGAAGCAGGTGCAGAAGTTTTAGTAGCACTTGTTCCAATAGGCAGTCCATTTTTAGCGGCTTTTGCTAATTTAGTAGAAATGTCATTTGTGTTTGAGGCATATACCACAACATTTTGTACCACAGTATTTGTAGTTCCACCACCTTTAGGTTTGCCATCTGCGCCAGTATATGAATTGAAGTCAGATGGTGTTATACCCGTTGGAGTTATTGTTGTCGCTAAAGGTTTGTGCGAGCCTTGTGAGTTAATTGTCTTAAATCTTTCTAGGCGCTTTGCATATTCATCAACTTTCTTTTTGCCATCATCAAAGAATGTGCCAACGGATTTAATACCACTTTGTAATTCAGCAAGTGCGCTTTTTGCAGGACCATATCCCAATGCTGCTAATCCTTTAAGAAATAATTGCAACGGACCAGTTTCAAGATTTAAGAATGCTTTTGCAATCCAACCTATTGCGCCAAGTAATAATCCAAATGCTTGAATTGCGCCTTGTGCTATATCTACCATTGCATCACGAGCCCTACTGCTGTGTTGCCATAAAAGAATAAGCCCACCAATAAGTAACGCAACGCCAACAACAATAAGACCAATAGGATTTGCTTTCATTGCAATATTTAACAACAATTGTGCCGCCGTCATTGACTTGGTTGCTTTAGCACCTGCAACTGTCGCAAAAGTTAAAGCAGTTTGTGCAGCCGTTTGACCAACTGTTAAAGCAATATAAATTATTTGCGCTGCTTTAAAAATGTTCATAACAGTAATTATGACTTTTGTAACTATAATAAATGAAACTATGGCGCCTACCGCAATTGCTATTTGCGTACCAAATCTAGTTAAGAAATCAATAAGTTTAGATACTATTGGAATTAGTATGTCACCAAACTTTTCCGCTAATTGGTCAGTCTTTGCACCTAATACAGCCATTCTTCCTGCAAATGTTTCTAAATATGCTTGCGCTTGTCCGCCAATTTTGGCATTTAACTGGTCGAATGCTTTATTTATTGCTTCTTGTTTTGGTATAGAAGTGTCAAGTGTTATACCTAATTCCTTAAATGCTTTAGCAGAACCTTGTGTACCTCGCGCAAGAATTGTTGCTGCGGTATTTAAGTCTATATGCTTGTAACGAGCAAGGTTCATTGCAGATGTAAGTAATACTTGTGCTTCTCTTGCGCTTCCTGTTGCAGTTACTAAAGTACCTAATGCGCCAGCCGCTACTTCATCCGCAAAACCCATTTCAATTGCTTGGTCGGTGGCTTTTCTAAACTGTTCCCCAGTAGCGGATGTTGCATCTTTTGCGCTTTTTATTGCCTCATCCATACGAGCAAAAGCAGTTTCTTGTTCCATTGCCGCTTTAATTGAAAGAACGCCAACTGCGGCAGTAACAAATGCAACCGCCTTAAATGCCGCCGCGCTAACTACTGCGGCTTTTTCTAAACGGGTTAAGGCAATACTTGTAGTTGTTGCTTGTGCTTGCATGGTTGCCAGTTGCCCATTAACTGCACGCATTGATGTAATGGCTTGTGTGGCATTTACGCCAATTTCCATAATTACTGGTGGAAGAAAACTCATAACAATCTTCCTAAGTGCTTATACATTATTTTATTTGCCAACGCTGAATGGACAAACTTTTCGTAAGCAGGTTTCATATAAGGGAAGCCTTGCATGGCGCTTGTGCCTTGCCATGAACGCGGCGCATATATTCCACCAAGTTCAACAGCGCGAGAATAAATCATTGTAGGTCCAACAATTGCCGTGTACTTAGCAAAACCTACTTTTGCAGGCAAGCCTTTAATTGAACGCCTTAAATTACCAGTTCGGTTCATTGGCGGTTTTCCTGCTTCTGCCCTCTGACCTTCTGGACGGCGACCTTTAATTTCTTTCTTTGCCAACTGAATCATAGCCATCATCATTTCGTTGCGCGCCAAACGAGCCGCCATATCTATATTTGTGGTTTGTTTTGTAACGGCACCTCTAACAAGATTAAGATTTGTGACTATCATTCTCAATCTCCTTTACCACATTGCTAATTTCCAATAGCCATGTTACTAGATTAGCAGGTTGTTCGTCTGTTTCCGTTATTGTCCATCCAAACTCTTTTGCGCATAAATAATAAAACCATTCCTGCTCTGGATATTCAAACTGTTCACTTTTTGTTACGCCCCGCAAAGCGTCTTTTAGTCGTTGGAGTTTGCGGTACCCGCTTTTGGGTCTGCTTCACTTTCTAAGGTTCTGCTGATGTCTGGAAATATAACCTTCTGCGCTTTCAAGGCGTATTCAGCCAGCACATCATAGTCAGGCATAGTAAGTTCGCCAAGAGAATCTATCTTGATTGCGGGTGGAATTAAATCAAAAGACCATTCCGTTACAAGCGAAGCAATTAGTCCATCCGTAAGAGATAATGCTTGCAAAATACCTTCTTGATTATTTGCATTTGCATAAATCTTTGTGCGGTCTTTAACTCTTAACTCACTAGGGTCACGAAGCGTTGCGGTTGCGCCACTAGGGAGTGTTACTTTTTCTGTCATTCTTTTGCCTTTCGTTAGATGCCTTCAAGTTAAGCGACAGAGGGAGAGTAGGAGCAGGGAAGGCGTCTGCTACGACCATTTCTCCCTCTGTCACATTTAATTTATGCGTAGGTGTTTGCGACCTTTGCATTTTGCAAAACCCACTTGATAGGTGAATACCCACCAGTTGAACCTGCATCTGTTGAGTTACCCATGCCGTTAATGTCTACTGAGATTTGAACCATATCGTCTCCGCGTTCAATAACTGCGGCTGTGTATGCGCCTTTAGTAAGAGTGCATTGGATTTGTACTGCCGCGGCTGCTGAACCATAAGCCCAGTTAAGAACAATGGCGGGTTGAGTATTAGTTAAATAGCGTGTTAGTTCTGTATCGGCTTCCATTACAAAAGTAAGTTTGCCAGATACTTCTAGTCCACCTAAGAAAACTGAATAAGGATTTTGTGTTTGTGCAATACCGTAAATAGGAGTCACATTACGCTTTAAGTCAATATTGCCAGATATTGCATTACTAATAGTTGACGCACCAATTGAAACCGTACCTTGCCAAACTGGTGTTGGAACAATGGTTGAAAAGGAAGGTGTTGGAGTTGATACTGTGCTGCTTAACCATCCCGTTGCTTTTGTATCATAAGTAAGCATGCCATCTGCATTAAACTTTAATGAGAAATCTGAAAATTGGCAGCCCGGATATGAGCGAACATTTGCAACATAGTAATCTGTTAATGTATAAGAAATTGGTTGCGCATCTGAACCAGTAGCAGTTGCGTTCTTTAATGAAATTGTATGAGTGTAAGGTGCGGTTGAACCAGTAGTTGCAACTGAACCCATTACACCAGCAAGCGCATAACCTACTGTGTCGGCAAATACTGCACTACTAAAATCAACAGTTGAGTTAGTACGCCCAGGAATATAGTTGTAATTAACCACATTGGAACCACGAAGACCAGCATCATAAAGCGGGTCAATGTTGTCTACTGCCTTTAGTGAATCCTGAGAAACTGGAATGAAGTCAGTAGGCGCAACCACAGTTCCTTTTGTTGCTTCTTTTGCTATTCCTAAATAGGAACGGACTGATGCTAATACTGTCATTATTCTTTCTCCTTAGTTGATATTTCGGCAGAAAAATTGTGCGCGGAAAAGTTTTCTGGTGCTTCTATAATATCACCCTCGTTGACAATTACACTTAACGATGGAACAACGCGTTCCTCTTTGCCCGTATATTTGAACTTCATGTTTCTCCTATGCTTGAATCATTTGCGTTACGGTAAATTCTATATCCGCCCAAGTCTCAGTTGCGCCATTGTCGTTGGTAACTGGCTCGCCATAACTAACAAGAATTTCGGGTTCGGCGGCTTGCCAGATAACTGAACCTAATTGGTCAAGAGTGTGTCCGCCTAGTCTTAACTGTTCTTTAATTGCGTCAATTAAATCATCAAAGTCATTCATACCATCTTCTGAATTGCGATACATCTGGTGGCAAAAGACTTGCAGATGAGTTACATAGTCAATTCTTTTCCAACCACTATAAGCGCCACCAATTGCTACGCGTGTCTCGCTTTCGGCAGATATAAAAACAACTGCGGCAGCGCGAGTTAATTGTCCTGGAGTTGCATTTACTTGAAAGTCAATACGCTTGGGAAAAGAAGTCCAAACCTGATTTAGATTTGTAACATTACCAACCGCAACCCAATCGGTTACGGCGCTGCGTACCTGACTTCTACTCACTATCGGACTCGTCTATAAAGGTCAAGCATTTGTAAAGCCACGCCTACTTCTGTTCCGTACATGGCGTCATTTGTAACAGTACGAGATGGATTAACCGAAAGCGCCATAGTCATTGATGAGTCACCACGCATCTTCAGAAAAGCCGTTGTGACGAGGATACAGGCTTGTTTAATGGTGGTTGGCATATTACCTAAGGTAATCGTGTTTGCGTGGCTGTATGACAGCGCAGAGGCTAATGGCACGGTAGTGGAGCCGTAGGTATAAGTGCTTCCAACTGTAACGCTTTCACTATTTGCGCCGTCAGTAATTCTTAAAGTCATGCCAACAACAATTCCCGTAGCATCTTGAACTGTTAATGAAGTCTGACCTGCGGTTGCAACCGAGATTAAGTTATTGACAAATCCTGAAACATAGGTGTAACTGGTAAAGATTTGATTTCTATTGCTTCCAGCGCCGCCAAAAGATAGCGGACCTTGACTTGAATAACTTGTTGATAGTTGAGATACAGGAATAATGATTTGCTGGTCTTCAAACCAAACAGTAGAGCAATCTGAAAGCGAGGTCATGTTGTTTGGTGTTGAACCATAACTAAATGCCGATAAAGAAATCACAGGATTGTTATTAGGGTGTAACGCTATAAAGCCTTCTGGTGTAAATCGGGTGCGTTGATTTTCTGTATTTGTGGTGGCGTTTAAGTCTTGGTTTAGGTACTCGTTCATAAATGATGAAGCACGAATAATTACATTGTAAAGTTCTGCCGTTTGCGCGGCTGAATTACCACCTACAACTAAATTGCTAGAATCAATAGAGGTTGGCGCATTAAGATATTCAGCAATTGTTATGTAGGGCTTTTCATTAAGTGGCGATATGGTAGTAATTCCAACAGTCATTATTCACCATCTCTCTCTGGCGTTCCATTGTTATGCCCGCAACGCGAACACTTACGAAAGAAACTACCAAATCCACATTCCGTACAATTGAATCCAACAGTACTGCTATTTGTAACCGAACCCATAAGTGAAGCCTCAAAAAAGCCTTCTGATTTTAATTGCTTTGCGTGATTAGGATTATCAACTGTGATAACACCTTTGCGGTCAGGATTGTAGGAACGAGTGCCGCGTTCAGTTGTTATATCAACGCCGCGCACTCCGCCATCACTTGCTAACAATCTTGCCATTACCTTCTCCTTTGTTAGAAGAAGGGGAGAGAGGCATGTGCAACTCTCTCCCCTTCCTATTTAACTAATTGCTATGCGTTAACAATTCCTGAAACTGCACCGTTCCATGCTGGGGCAGTACAGAAGAATGTTCCACGGAAGTAAGTTGAGAATTCATAAGCAAACTGACTAACAGGCCATTGAATACCCATGTAATCCTGAACCATGAAGTTTGACCAAACATCGGAAACCTCTGTGTCAGGAATTGGCAACTGATAAGAAAGAACTGGAGATACACCCTGTGGTAGCCAAGGATGAACTGTAATTGGAACTAACTTGCCAGTAATTTCGTTGTGAAGTCCACCAATAACAGCACCGCCGACATAGTCGCCAGTTTCTGTCTGTGTAAGATTCAAACGATAGTTAGCAGTAGAACCATTTTTAATTGCATCTGAGAGTTGCTTGCGGTCTGAACCATTCAAGTAAATCTCATCTGGGTCAGCCTTTACGGAATCGTAAAGTGATG